TTATAATTATTTAGGATTGATTAATTTCCTAAATTAACAACAGTAGAGACAATTGTTGTTATTTTACATTTCAATTCTTAAAGTAGCAAATACAATCTGAAAAAATATGTTTCTTGTAAAAGAAACATACATACTGTTACATATTTAATTTCTTACCATAGTTCATTTGTTAATAAACATAATATTAGATAATCAACCAACAATTGTTGTGTGAATATTCCCACTAAATGAAACATAAATTACATAAGGCAATTTTCTCATATTTATAACTTTAATTATTTGAAATGTAAAATGTATAAAATCTTGAAGAGAATCAATTTCTTCAAGGCCTTTATTTAAAGAAATCCCGTTAGGGCAAAAGTATTATATAAAGGCTCTATAATACTTTTATTTTTTTAAACTTAATTATTAAAAACATTAGCCAATTGAAAAATTTTTTTTTTCAATTTTTTATAAAAATTAATTAAATAATTAAATAACTAAATCGCAATTATCTAACATTCTAACAAATTCAATTTCTAAAGTATTTTTATTTTTAACTGGAATTCCATATCTATAATTTAATTTATTTTCATTTTTAGTATTTTTAACTATTAACTTTGATTTAGTTATTTTTTTTCTTAAATCTGGATAATAATATGAATTTCCAATACAAATACATCCATCAGTACATAACTCAATATAACTAAATCTAAATATACCCCCAATCCAATTTAGTGGTTTTAAGTTATAATCAAATCTTCCTAACCAAACATCATTAGAAATATAGATATATTTGTCAGTAATTAAATAATTTGCTGAACAATTTAATTCAACAAATTCATATAACATATTATCCATTTCAAATTTATTATAATTGGTATTAATTTTATTTTTATTTACAAATTCATTTGGAATTTTTATTTCACTTCCATTCCATCTAACTACAGTATCTGTTGAACAATAAAAAATTTCTTTATCATATGACCAATTAAATCTATGTGCTCCAGAATTAGTTTCCCAACTATTATATTCAATAAATACCAATTCATTTGTTTCTTTGATGTGTGCCAAATCAAAAACACATCTTGTATATTTAATTTTATTTTGAATTTTATGAATATATTTTAATATCTGTTCGATAGGTGGACAAATATTTTCTTCAGATGAAATTGCTACGAGTCCATTATTCCAAAAACATCTGTATTCAGAACCTAAATCAATCCATTCACGTATACAATAATATTTACCAGGATTGGTTTTACACCTTAAACTTGTATAAAATAAATTAACTAATTCAGATTTAGTTGAAATTGGCCCCCAATAATCTGAATCTTTTGGAGATTTATTTTCATATCTACACATACATTTGGCAAAAGGTAAAATATCAGGAATTTCTTCCAAATTATTATAAATTACAGTTGGAAATGTGTATTCATCCATACATTCAACCCAGTTATTTAACCAATAGGCAGAAATTGATTTTTGTTTTCGCATATCATTAGAATCAGTTGGATAAATTCCCCAATCATTTAATTCTTGTTCTTCGATAAACATTTTGTATTTGGTTATATATAAAATTAATATCAATTGGATTAATCAATTTTTATTATAAACTTACAAAAATTATTAAATATATTTAACATCAGTTTTATCAATCCATAAATTTTCATTTGATATTTTTACATAGTCATATACAGATGAATCACCATTATACCAAGTGATTTTATTTAAATTAGGGGGTATTTGTATTTGAATATCATTTTCCACATTATATTTTCCAATATTTGTTAATTTATAAAATGAAATAGTTGATTCTTCTTTAAAAAATTTACTCACAAGTATAAATCTAACATTGGAAGCTATTAGTAATGTTTCAAGATTTTTAGGAAGTTTATTTATTGCCAAATTATATTCTCCTATTTCTAAATATTTAATAGAATTTGGAAAATTAGATATCGAATGGTTATATTTATTTTGAAATTGTAAATTTAGATATTCTAAATTATGAGGTAAATTATCCAAAGCCAAATCAAATTTATACTTTTCAGGAAATTCCACATGTAAAATAGATTCTGACAACATATCTAAATTTTGATTAAACTCAATTCCTAAAATTATTTTTTCTAATCCCATAGGTAAATTGTTTAATGGCATATTCCACCATTCTGGAAGTTTCAATACTTTTAATTTAGTTGGTAAATTATTTAATAATGATGACATTAAATTAATTAATTTAGGTGTTTGCACACAAAATTCTTCTCCAAAATATAATTCAGACAATTCAGATGGTAATTTAATATTTTTTGTGATTTCATCATCCAAAAGTGAATATAACCATAATGTTTTCAATGTGTTTGGAATTTTTTTCTTTCAAGTGTTATATTTATCAAGTACTATAATTTTAACAAATCCAACTAACACAGAATTTATTATTAGACAATATGATTTAATTTATTTTTATTCCACAATATTTTTTATAGTTTCTGGTTTAATAAATATTTTAGACAAATCTTATTTATTTATATTACACCATATAATTAGTTGGATTGGTTTGTTTTATGGATATACTTATAAAAATCAAGCTTACATTTATTGGATGTGTCAAAATTTATTGGCTGAAATTTCATCAATATTTTTATCGATTGATTTAATTATAAAAAATATTTGGAAGAAGAATAAATATGATTATATTATAAAAATATTTTTTTTAATCACATATACATTGGTACGAATAATATATTTAATGCCAATAAATATTAGTTACCTAATCACAAATAATTTTGAGGATAATTATAAATATATTTTACCAATTGGATTTTATTTTATGATTGGATTAAATGCATATTGGTTTATATTGATTATAAAAAAATTTATGAATTTTTTATTTTATAAAAAAGAATAAAATATATTTTACCAATTGAATAAAAATTTTCTAAATAGGTAAACCCAAATAATTACATACATCTTTAATTGTAATTATTAGATTATTGTCATCATTTGATAAATCAGATGTGATTTCATTAGATTCACATTTTGGTAAAACCCAAACACCCTGTTCTTGATTCCACAAAAGTAAATTTGAGTTTGAACTCTTAGTCATTTTATGTGGAATCAATTTGTAAGAACATTTGTTGTTATCTTCAAATGAATTCATTGTAAAAATAAATTCATTTGCATCATCTTCTCTTTGAAAAGCACCAGCTAATTCATATTCTGGGTGATTATTGGTATCTACCAAACTATATTTGATAGCCAAATATAAATTAGCTCCTTGTAAACAGTATGGAATATTTGTAAAAGTCATTTCTAAATTTATATATATATATTTTTATACAGTTAATTGCTACCAATAGATTAAATTTTCAATTTTTTTATAATATAAAATTTTAAATATAACGGGGGGGTAGATTTGGAAAAGTGGGTGTTAGAAAAAGGTGTGAGGTAGAAAAGGATGTTGGAAGTGATAAATTCCGTTTTTTTAATTAATGGTTATCAACCCATTAATGTTTCAGAGTGCTATTCAAGGTTGATTAAGTCTTGAACTAACAAAGTTTGAAACGAACTATGTTACTTTACTTGGACAATCAATAAAGATTATATTTGTTAATAATAAATTATTATTAACATACAATCATTTTATGTTATTTAACGAATACGTTAAATAACATAAAAAATATACTTACGTTAATTTAAATTAACTTTATAAGTATAAATCCAAGGCCTTATTATTACCTCTTGCAAGGCCGGGATGTCACTAGGCTCAACATCCCACTTATTTGTTAATTAATGTATTAAAATTAAATCAATTCAAATATTTATTTTTTCAATTTTTATTGTTAATTGTATTTAATAATAAAAATTTAATTATAAAATTTTACGGGGGGTTAATTGGTTAATTGTGGGGTTTTATAAAAAGGGTGTGAGGTAGGAAATGGTGTTGGAACTGATAAATTCCGATTTTTAATTTAAATAATAGTTATCAAACCTATTATTATCTCTATAAATAATTTGAGGAGATAAATTCTCAAACTAACAACACTAGAGACTATATTGTTATATTAAACACTCGGATATCTACTTCCAAGTACCTATAATTTAAGAAAATCTTTTGTCTTACTCAATAATTTGCAAAAGTAAAAGAATATGTATATAGGCTTAACATATTTCTTTTTATATTAATTTTTAAAGATAAATCTATTAAATCAAATCGTTCAGGCATTTTTATTTTCAATTTTTTTATTATAAATATATAATAAATATTATTCCAAAGTGACATTTTTGATTAAATTTTGATAAATCTTAAAATTAATTTTTGAATAATTAACTGTATTTTTCATAATTGATTTGGCATTATTTTCAGCAGTTGTATTTGGACTACTCAATATTGTTTGAAATATAGTATTTGAAGTACCACTTGTAATTTTTGCTAAAGAAATATGAGGAGTCCATACAGAATGACCCCAATAATAATCTGGTATAGCAAATAATGGATGTTCATAAATACCATTATCATCAGTCCAGGCTTTATCATTTGGTTTATAAAATAATAAATGGAATTTTTTTCCACTAATGATTTCTTCACGTTCTTCATATTGTGTAATTTTTGGGTTGATTTTTGTTATATGTGACATAATTTTATTATAAAAATCTCTTCTAAAACGTGTAATTTTATCAATTTGTTTAACATTAAAAAGTTGAACAATAAAACTTTTATATGTATGACCATTTATTATTTGTTCACCTAACAAATCAATTTCTGATGATTCAAATTCTACTTTATCAAAACATCTTGTAAATAAATTTTTTAAATATGTATCTGATATTAAATTTTTTAATTTTGGCGATATAAATTTATTATTGGAATTATCCTTATAAGCAAAAAAATTATTGATGTCTGTAATTGGTCTTGTGTCAACATTTAAAAAATGAGATAAATTAATTTCCAATTGTAACAAGGATAAATGAAATGGATAATTTAGATTTGAAGGACCATTACATATTGATATTGAATTTTCATTCAAAAAACTTAATAAAGGAGAATTATTAAAATCTACTTTTATAGTACAAGGTTTGAATGAATATAATTTTTTGTGTAACTTTTTATTTGATATTGTAGAATTTATTTGCTTATATTCTTCATTTTTTTCATAAAAATAACCACCTCCACTTTGTTGTTTATTTAATAAATTAAAATATTTTGTTTTATATTTAATATACTTTTGATAATAATTGTCCATTTTTTATAATATTTTATATTTATAAAAAAAAATACAATTATCAAATTATAAAAAAATAATTTATGCATTAAATAATTGTGAAAAATTTTGATTAACGCTTTCTAAAATAATTGATTCAATTTCTTGTTTTTGATTAAGATTATCACTATATTCATAATCTCCAATTAAATATTTTGAATTATAATTTATTGGAAAACCATAATCACCTGATTTAATTGAATCAATATTAGCACTAGTATCATTATTTCCATCTTCATCATTTTCCATAACAAAATATTTAATTGAATCACAATTACTATTGTCAAAAGTAAATTTTGGTAAATTATTTAATTTTAATGTTTTGTCAATTTCAGATACCAATCCATCGTAAATAATTTTTGGTTTTGATGGAGTTGAAAAGTCAACTAAACTAAACGATTTTTAATTATCAAAACCAAATTGCAATTGATATTTTTCATAATTAAAATTTATACTGGAAATAGCATAACATCTTATATCATTGTTATTTACTTTATCATTTGATGAAACAGTAGGATATACCAAGTCAATATTTTTTATTTGCCACATATTTATATTTTTATATATAAAACTAATAATATTTAATGTTTTTATCAATTTTTTATTTTTCCAATATATTATTATTGAAAAATATCAGTACATAATATATAATAATATGTTTCAAATATAATTACATATAAAAATAAAAAATGCCAAATAGAAATCCATATACAAATTCTAACTCAATATCAAATTCTGGTTCTAATTATTTTACCAATAGAAAATCAAAAATATTAAAATTAAATTTAAATTTAATAGAAAATGGAGATTTGATACAGTCTTTTTTACTTAATGAATATGATAAAATTTTAAATTCAAATTCAAACACAAATTTTAACTCAGAAATAAAAACAGAAAATGATTTTATGTCTATTTTACAAAACCAAAGAAATAATTCCAAACTAAATAAATTGAAATAATGAAAATTTATTTAGTCCAATAACTCCATATACAAAAATTTAATACAATTATATTTGTTCTAACGAAAAATAAGTTAATTCCTACAAGTAATTTTATATAAATCCTAGTAATCTAGGTTATATATAAAAAATTTTTCTGTTATTTAACATTAAATAATTAAAAATTACCAAATATTCCAATACTCCAATACCAAATATTCCAATACTCCAATACCAAATATTCCAATACTTCAATACCAAATACTCCAATACTCCAATACCAAATACTCCAATACCAAATACTTCAATACCAAATACTCCAATACCAAATACTCCAATACTTCAATACCAAATACTTCAATACCAAATACTCCAATACCAAATACTCCAATACCCAATACCTCAATACCTATTATAATAATACCTATTATTATAATACTAAACTGATTTTTTTTGGATTGATAAGTTCCAATTTTTTAAATAATGGTTATCAACCCATTATTACCTCAATATCACATCTTTATATGTGATAAGCCAGATTGATGAATTTCTGACCAAATAATACTTGAGATAGTATTATTTTTATTTAATAACCAATAGTTAATCAGACTATTGGTACCTCTTTTAAAATTCAAGGGGATAATTCTTGAATAAACAATATAAGAGATTACTATATTGTTTAGGTAACCTGAAAGTATCCATTGCTCCAGGGCCTTCATTTTTATAAAACCCCCACATTGTAGGGTAAAAGGGAAATACATGTAGGCTTTGTAAATTCCCTTTTTAAGACATTTAAATATTTAATAAAGCGTTTCAAACCATTTTTTTTTCAATTTTTTAATTATCAAAATATAACAATAATATTTTTTTCAATCTTGGTGATATATCATAAGGAATAATTTCAGGACTATCATCTATATTATATAATAATTTTTTCAGATGTTCTTTTTTAATTTCAATAATATCGGTTATTTCTCTAAATGAAAATGTTGTGTATAGGGAATTAGCTTTATTATAATAAAATTGTTTTTTATCAAAATTTTTTATTGGTAAAATATAACTTCTATATTTATGTATATTTCTATCTATATCTATATAATCACAAGATAGAATTTGTGTACCACTTATATTAAATACTCTATTTGATTCTTCAAATAATTCTCTAGAAGCAGTATTCCATATTTTTTCCGAAACAAAATCTATTTTTCCTCCAAAATCAGTTAATTCATTTTTATAATCTACTCCCAATACAAATTTTTGTTGTTTAGTTTTATACAATAATACACCAGACCCAGTATAACCAGATGAACATCTATCACATCCTTTACAAAAATTATTTCCTAATGGTTTTTTATTTAATGATATTGAAAAACCCAATAAAAATAATTCCAAAAGTATAAATATATGTAATATTGTAAACATATTTATTATAAATTTATATATAAATAATACTTTTATAAATCAAAATCAATTTTTTAATAATTTTTTTATAAATAATATTTTATTAAAAATTTATATTTTTAATATATAAATAAATGATTTATAAAAAAAGTTGGACACCAAGTTTTACTGCAATAATTAAATTTTTAAGGTTAGGTGGAAAAATAATTCCAACAAATACAAATTATTTTAGGTTATTATCAGATATTGAAATACCCACTTGGAGCCCTGTATTATTATCAGACGTTAAATGTGATATTGATGATATTGGTGATATTAATGAAATAAATGGAGAATGGATTTATCCCAAAAATATCAACAATTATAAAAAACACAATAAATATATTTTGTATATTCACGGTGGAGCATTTTGTATGAGTAAATCAGGTACGTATAGGGCATTTTTATATAAAATTGCTAAAAAAACAAACTCTGTAATATTTTCTGTTAATTATAGAAGATCACCTGAATTTAAATATCCAATACCATTAGATGATTGTGTTAAAGGATATGAGTATTTACTTGAAATTGTAAAAAAACCCCAAAAAATAATCTTGGCAGGAGATAGTGCTGGTGGTAATTTATCAATTGGATTAATAGCCAAATTAATTGGTTCAAATTTGGATATTCCATCAAAATGTATTTTAATATCCCCATGGACAGATTTAACTGACAGTGGTAATAATTTAAGTTGGGAACTAAATAAAAAATATGATTTTATAAGACCAGAATTAGCAAAACATTTTTCTGAAGAATATATTGATTCATCAAAATATAATTTAAAAGATGTGTCACCTTTATATTTATCAGATGAAATTTTAAGTAAATTTCCATCTATGTTAATTGAATATGGTGAATGTGAAGTATTACATGACCAAATTGAACAATTTTGTAAAAAAATAGAAAAATTAGGAGTAAATATTAATTATAAATGTAGAAAAGATATGACTCATGTATTTCCAATATTTTATTTTACGGGTATTTCACAATCAAAGGATTTTTTTAATTCTGCTGAAAAATTTATTGGATAAATTGGATAAATACAATTATTTACACATTTGCATGTAAATTATTTTCTAGTTTTAGAGTATCTTCTTTTAATTGATTTATTTTTTCAGAAACATTTTCAATATTGATTTTTAATTCGTAATAATCAATAATTTTTTTTGAAAACAATAAAAACATTTGAGTTCATATTGAACATATAATTATAGAATTATTGAAATTATTTGTAACAACATATTCATTTATTTGTGTTGCCATTATTATTATTAACAAAATTACATTTATAAAATTTATATTTATAATATCATAGTTATTTATTTTTATATTTTTGTAAAGATGATAGATAACTTTCAAAATAAAATTTATATTGAAAGATATTTGTATTAAAAATATCGCATTAATGGTCATAATTTGTAATATTCCATCGTAAAAAACATTATTTCTACACAATGATATTATTATCATTGAAAATTCACAAATTAACAAAATACCAAGTGATAATAATATAGCACATTTAAAATCCATTTTTTAATATTAGGATATTAAGTATGTAATCAATAATATTATTTTTCAATTTTTTATAATTTAATCTTTTATAAAAAATTCCGTTAATAATCCCTGTGCTAAACCAAATATAATCATAATAAAAATAATTTTACACCTTTGCACATTTAAAACGCCCATTATAGACGTTAAAAAAATAACCAAAAGGTAATTGCGGATTTCACGCCACGGCATACTTATCTTCCCATAAGGGAGTATCGCAGTCGTTCAAGGTGTAATAATTTTGTTCAAGCAAATAAAACATTTTACTTATCAAAAAGTACGGGAAATTTTTATCTATCAATTCGTCTTGTGGAACCGTGCCAAACCATACACTTGTAAAAAATGGAATGTAACATATAGCATCATAAAGATCTTTTTCATAATCTCCAAAAGTATAGTTAACAACTCCAAATTCTTGTAGTTTTTTGTAGTAATAATATTTGGCAATATTGAAAATCAAATTAAGCATTGAAATATCAAAACTTTCCAAAATAAAAAATACTAAATCTTGCACGCCTTTACCGATTGCACAAAGTTCCTTTTATAACAATCAAATAAAAATACATAATGAAATTTAAAATTTAAGTCAATTTTCTTATAAATAAATTATTTATTTTTCACATTTGACACTTTTTATTTATTCATTCCACCTTTACCGTTACATTGACACGTCCTTCTCTGATGTAAGGAACGCCGATTTTTTTTTATAAATAATTAATATTTTTATTTAAAAAATCATCATAATAAATAATCATAAATAATGGCATTGAATAAACGATTTATAGAAGCATGTAAAACAGGAGACTTAGATTACATTAGAGAAATATACAAGTTAAATCCAACTATAGATATTTCAGCCTATGAAGAGGCATTTATGTGGGCTTGCGAAAATGGGTATTTAACAGTAGTGAGACAACTCTACGAGTGGAAACTTACAATTGATATTTCATTTTGTGTTGAAATTGTATTTACAAAGGCTTGCGAAAATGGACATTTAGATGTAGTCAGACAACTTTACGAGTGGAAACCTACGATTGATATTTTAGACGAATATGAAGATGCATTTATATGGGCTTGCGAAAATGGACATTTAGATGTAGTCAGACAACTTTACAAGTGGAAACCTACAATTGATATTTCAGCCTATGAAGAATACGCATTTAGATGGGCTTGTAAAAATGGACATTTAGATGTAGTCAGACAACTCTACGAGTGGAAACCTACAATTGATATTTCAGCCAAAGATGAAGATGCATTTAGAATGGCTTGTAGGGAAGGACATTTAGAAGTTATCAGACAACTCTTCGAATGGAAACCAACAATTGATATTTCAAAATTCAATCAATATAGATCACTTTTCTTATCTTTAAGAATTACCTTACCAAACACACTCACAAAGAAATATGATAGTAGTGATGATGATGATGATGATGATGATATATAGTAGTAGTATATATATAGTAGTCTAATAAATAAGTATAAGTATTTTCGACTTGTTTTTTTTTCAAGTCCAAAATGACGCCCCAGCTTGTAGAAAATCTCGAAAAAAAATCGATTTTGATTTTCCCTTATTGCAATAGGATTCAGGTTTATATTATAAATACTAAGTTTCTAATTGATATTGATTTCCGTGATTGTGTTGCGAACAACTTAAAACAAGAATGTCCAAAAACAAACGCAACATTATCGACCTCAGCAAAGACGACTACGTTTACGTCATTGACCTTACCAGTGACAAAAAAGAACAACACGTGTTCAAGAGAGCCAAGGAAGTGAAAAACTTACTGCAGGTATGCGGAATGCCTGGCTGTAACAACGACATGAACTTGTTTCCCACGGGGAACTCCATGAACTTCATATGTGATTGTTGTATGGCTGATAATTACAACCAAGAATTAAATCCACAAAGCAAAAACTTTTAATGCAAATATGAATGTATTTATTGTCGAAATCTATTGTTGTGTCTGGATCGAAGATATTAACTAATTCTACAAACTTGCATTGTTCACTTATTGTAAGTTCAGTAGTGAAAATTTCAGGGTACAACACAAATGGATACACATAAATATTATTATTATCTGAATTTGTATGAGCTATGTATTTGGTAACATAACGAAAATATGTATTTTCTCTTTCTGTAAAAAATAAAACATTTTTTTGTGTGTTCATAATGAGGTTTAATCCGATTGACTTTACTGGATGAAAGTATTTGTTATGTTTATCAAAATCATTTTTATATACCCAAATTAATTCCTGTAAATAATTATTTGGTATTTGTATTTTATGGCTATCAACTAATGGAATTTTTATCATTGAAAAAACCTCAATAGGAATTTCAGTTTCTTTAAAATTTTTAAAATTTTTATTTAAAATTTCATCATATAATAATTTAACCGTTTTGACTTTAGATAAATTTACATTTTTAATTGTAAATTTTATTGACTGAAATTGTACATAAACTGAATTTTTGTTTGAATTAAAAAATAACGGGATTGGTAAATATAATGGATTTGATTTTAATAATTTATGTAAAGCTGGAGTAGATTGATTATCTGTATGTAAATCTAATAATAACAAAATAAATTCACTTGATATATTTGATTCAATACCATTATAAGTCCAAGTTAATTCATCAAATAAATCAGTTATTGACAAATTATCATTTGTCAAATTTATTAAATCAAACACTAAATATGATGATCCTAATAAATTAAAATTAGTTGTGTCTAATTCAAATACCATATTAGTATGAGATTGAGACATTATTGCATTTGGATATGCGTGTGTTGTTTTTATGTTAATTTCATTATCCATCCTTATTATTTCATTATATAAAAAATCTTTATATGATGAAATCATTAATTTTTATTATTTTTGCAACACATACCATCACTATAAATAATATTTTTAGTTACTACTCTACTTGTTTTTAAATATTTTTTATCATCTGAATTTACCACATAATATCTTGAATGTATTTTAAATTCATCATTTGTTGTTTGTTTTTCTAAAAAAGTAACCCTAATCTGAAAATCATTATACATTGATGATGCAAAAAAAATACACCTTTGGACTTTTCCTAAGGCACTGCGTCGGCTTTTATTAGTCACACAAGGCACTGCGTTTCGCAAAGTAACAGTTTCCAAGGTCATTTACACCCTTGAAGATTTATAATGGGACGCCTGAAGGCGTCCCACTAGAGATTCAAGGGCAACAGTTACCGATAAATGAATTGAATGGAACGCCCCCTTTGGGGGCGCGTGCCATTTCAAATCTTCATCGGTGTAAAATGACCGATGGTGTAAAAGTGGCTTTTATACAAAAACAACTTAAAGATTATTATATTTAGTAATATTGAGGGTGTGTAGTTTAAGTTTGGTTAACAATTGGGTTAAAAAAACAGCAGTTATCACTACTGAAAATGTAAAGTCTAAACCTCTTTACCATACCCGAAATAAAATGATATTAAATATCATTTTATTTTTCATTTATAAAATGTCCCATTTTAAATCTTCAAGGGTGTAAAGTATTTCACAAAAAATTATTAAAAATTACAAATGTTCCTTAATCGAAACCGAAAGCAGCGTAAGTCAGTGACTTTCAACATGAATGTCCAATTTGAAGTTGAAGTTGAAGAACACGTGTCACAGCAAATTGAAGAAAACGCGAAAACGGAAACCATGCCTTTTCAAATGAACTACACAGACAAAGAAATGAACTACGTGACAAAAAGAAAATATATAAAAGAAACGCCACTTGAAGTTAAAACGGATGATCAAAAACGCGTAAAAGTCTTAAAAAGAGATTTTACTCCCATTCTTCTACCTTCTGTGAATGTCTTCAAGACTTCTTTACTTTTTCAAACACATGTGAATGCAATAGGCAACCAAATCTTGTACCGATTGATCACTATCGGGCGCTTTAGAGTAACTGATTAGTTTTACTTTCATTTTCTTTTTCTTTTTTATAAAAAATCACCTAATTTCTTTACACCCCCGAAGATTTAAAATGCCGATTTTACTCAACAAATTAAACTTCAGGGTTTACCCCTTTCAGAGACTGTGTAAATTTTGCTTTGTGTTGAGAGCGACAACTCCAACTGACTTTTCGTTTTTTGTGCTTTTATTTACTTTAACCTTTTCTTTTGTAGATTTTATTTTTTTATTATCATTTTCATTATTATCTTCTTTTTTATCTCTACATAAATACTTTGGTCTTGCTTTTTGTAAAATAGCATTTTTTGCTATTCTATAAATATTTGTTGCACTATTTACATCCCTATTCCACATAGTTTTACAAGTCTTACACTTTAGTAACCCATGTACAGGAATTATATTATCTTTATGTGGTTTTGGATTTGGTCTTGTTTTGAATGTTTCACATCTTCCATTATTATTTTCACATTTAGAACACATACAACTTGATTTGAATTCATCAACTAAATAAACTTTATAACCATTTTGTCTAAATATTTTTCGCATACCTATACCCTTTGTAGCCTCCTTTCCAAATGAAATTCCTTTCTTTTGCATCCAATCCCCACAACATATAACAACATTATTCGGTTCTCCAAATATTTTTTTAAAATTTGAAATTAGTTTTTGTTCATGTTTTTTCTTGTTAATAAATCCATTTAATTTTAACTTTCTAAAAATATACTTTTCATAAAATTTATATAATTTATTATTTAGTTCTGATTTCTTTTTAATATATATCTTAAAATTTTCAATGTCTAATGTTTTCTTATTATAAACTGACAATTCTGTTTCATGTTCTATAATAGTTTTACCTTCTATTTTTTCTTCTTTGATTTTTAATATAATCTTTTGATATTTTTTAATCTTACATTCTTTTCTTCTACTATCTTGAGTATATCTAAATTCATTTGCATCTTCTGAATCATCATCAACACAATAAATGATATCACTTTTGTTTGGATCCCAGCTAACTAACTTTTTATTTTTAATATTTGTATAATCTGTTAATTCATCAATATATTCTTCAGGTTGTTTATATTTAGAATTAGGAACTCTCTTACCTACTAAATCATTTCTTTTAAATAATATAGTGCATCCAATACCATCAGTTAAAAGCATATTATGAAATGTATAACCTTTTTTCTTAAAACATTTTCTTTCAGTTCTAAAAAAGAATTCCCATAATTTATTTTCATATATTTTTAAATTTCCTTTAGTTGTGTAAAAACTTTTATTTCCATGTTTTTCTGTTAATAATAAATGACAAATCGTTGTAGTGTCAAATTTCACAAAGTGAGGACTAATATTGTAATTATTATTATTATTAGAAACATTAAAAATTTGTTGTGGATTTTTAAGAACTTTTAATTGATTATC